GCTCAGGAGATGCAGTAGAACACTTCTGTAAAATCTACGGCGAACGCGGCCATCTCCTTGTAGACTGAACAAGCTATCGAGGTCTTATGAGCGTCCTGGCCGATTGGGAAATCAAAGAGCGTGCCGAGAAAGAACAAATGATCGAACCCTTTGTTGATCGTCTGATCAGCAAAGAAGATGGTCGGCGTTTGTTAAGTTATGGACTTAGCTCTTACGGATATGACATTCGTTTGTCCCCTAGCCAGTGCCTGATCTTTGGTAAGATTCAAACCGGTGATTGCGACCCAAAGGCCTTTGACGAAAGTATTTTAAAACCTGCGGAACTCCTGGAAGATGAACGCGGCAAATACTTTCTTCTTCCTCCGTATGGGTATTGTTTAGGCGTTGCACAAGAACGTCTGAAGTTGCCTCGTGATATTACTGTTGTTGCGGTTGGCAAATCTACGTACGCACGCTCAGGAATCCTGGTTAACATCACGCCCGCTGAAAGTGGGTGGGAAGGTTACCTGACGCTTGAGATTAGTAACTGCACTGGTCTATTCAACCGTGTCTATGCAAACGAAGGGATTACTCAACTGCTTTTCTATCGCGGTAATCCTTGTGAGGTCAGTTACCAAGATCGGAAAGGTAAGTATCAAGACCAACCAAATACCGTAGTTTTTCCACAGGTTTAGATACGTCCAAACGATTGTTTGGGTTTGTCTGCATACGCGGTAGATCCTGCACGCCCACCACTGTCACCAGCATTGGCACTGGTGGGTTCGTTAATCAGTTGATTCTTCTGATATTTGCCAGCAGCTCGTGCACTCTTCATGAAGCGGTCAACGCGTGCCACTGCTCCTTTTGACGCGGAACCAACGACACCTCGTTCTTGCGGTCGCACGTACCGCAGGTCCACGTTATAAGCTCTTCCAGGGTTCAGATCCGTTGGTGCGCCAGCAGAAGTGCCGGAGTCCTTGGCTGCGTCGTAAGTCTCGTATCTAAACTTGCTCATACTATCATTATAGAAAGGATATATCGCTAAGAAAACAATGCGGCCCTCAATGTTTTTGCAAGAGTTTGCAGCAAATAATGATCAAGTAAAGTGCCGTTGTATTGGTTTTGAGGATTTTGGTGCACCCCTCGATACTGAAACCAACGACGTACCTCTCCAAGATATGTATAACACGGGCTTAGTTGCTCCCATGGATGGCATGCAGCGCAACCCACTTAATATTGAAGGTCAAGGTTTGTATGGTCAACGTCCAGGCTTGACGGGTTACATTCCTTCCATGGAAGAAGGTATGGAATTATATGGTGCAAACCCCAAACCCCCTGGCGTCCTTGGTAATATTGACGGTGATCCAGACGAGATGGAACTTTTGCTTTCCGCCAAACGCAAAGGCTTAATGCGTTAAACCTGCTAGGCTGTCTCAGTCGGCATTTTTACAATGGACATGTTTTCCCCTGTTGACGAAACCAATGGGTGCGTAGATGGCGTTTGTCCAGTTCCCTGGGCTACGCTTGAGAAATCTCCTGTAATTAAAGAGGATGTAGTTAATCATCCTTCGCATTACACCGATGGCGGCGGGGTTGAATGCATTGAAGCAATCGAGTCATCCCTAACCAACGAAGAGTATCGCGGATACCTAAAAGGGAATATCCAAAAGTACGTGTGGCGTGAGCGCCATAAAGGCGAGACAGAGTCACTAAAAAAGGCAAGGTGGTACCTGGATCGTCTTATTCAACTAGACGAAAGTCAAAAAGGATGAGCGTAGTGTAAATCGTCGTCATCGTCTGACTCGTCCTGCATACAAGCCAGGGCGAGTTCACTAAGTTCCAACTCACTAGGCAGATCCCACTCGATATCAATCCCTTCAGAACACATAATTTCTTTGACGGCTGCCCATTCCATCATCCGTTGGAAGTACAGGTTTAACAGTGCAGCCTGCAGTTCTTCCCAACACATCTCCTCTGTTTGCAGCTCAGCTTTGCGCATGGCAAACTGAAGTTCTAAAGGTAATTCAAACTCTTTACGTGTGGATTCGTTCTCCATGGAAAGCCTGAGTACTGCATTTATTCTAGGACGCTAGTCACTTGAAAAGGCAGAGGCGTCGTCAAGCTTGAAACGGTTAGCAAATTCGGCGAGCGCATAGGGATTGATTGTCGCTTCGAGGGTTCGGATTGCTTCTGTCTCATGGGGCTTCGCACCATAGCTTCTGAACGCACGCAGCAGTACGTCTGTGGCAACCCAAGGCTTGGCTTCAACCTCGGCAAGGAATAGGTTGATCTCTTCTCTGCGTCGTTCCAGGAGGCCACCAATGACTTGGTGATCTGCATCAAAGACCCACCGTGCGATTTCTTCTGTTACACCAACGTAGTCATCGACCTCAAGGCAGTCAATGATGGAACTGTAAAGGAAACTTTCCCAGCCAACCGAATGACAAAATGAAAGCAGTGCTTGGTGCATACACTCGTCCAAGCCTAGGTTCAGCTTCAGAAGTTCTGTGTTTAGAACGGTGAGTTCATCGACAAGATACTCCAGGGCTTTGCGTTGTGTGCAGCACTGAGTTTTCTTTACAACACTGCCGTCAGGATAATACTGTGTACCAAATCCAATCGTGTAAGGCTCTGCACCTGTTTGCGGATCTGGGTAAGCAAGTTCATTGAAACCTTCGTAACGACAGATTAAATCAATCGCTTGCTTGTAATTATCCATAGGGGTAACAAGTGTTACCCCCAAGTATACATAATTTTTACTTGCCTTGGCCGCGAGATAACTTACGTCCGTGGCTGGGACGTGAATGCTTGCCATCGCCTTGACGAGTTTTTTTAGGCTTGGACTCAATCAGGATTGCGGTGGACTTAGGCTTTGCCATGAGAAGATTAAGTTGACGCTACCACTTTACCTGGAAACCGAACCACGTGCACGTCGATTGTTTGATTGTTCTTTCGGCGTTGCCCAACGCACGTTTCCAGGTCCGTAATGGCCAAGATTATCGATGCGATCTAAAGAAGTGCCTTCAGGCCTAATTCCAATTTCATCAATTAACTGCTGTAACGATGTAAAACGGAATTCTACGTTTACATAATATCCGCGATGACCTGTTCTACAACGTTGTTTTGCCTTGTAATAACTAGAACGAGTCCTCAATAGTTCCGGGTTGTTTTTAACTCCAGTGCCTTTATTTGCCGGAATTTGCCCTTTTTTGTTACAGGAACGGCACTTCCATACTCCTTGCCTTCTTGTGTATTGGTCAATGCGAATGCACCCTTCGCATCCGCAACACTCACAATTAACAGAAACAAAACGACTGTTGGCGTTTGCCATTGGGTTTGAGCAACCCAACTATTTTACCACTTGACGCCATTTACCATTTCGTTTTGTGACTCCAGTACCTTGCCGACATTTTGTCAGGGTTGGAATCCTGGGCATTATGCCGTGCGTAATAAGACTTTTTACGCGCTTTGTCTTTTGCTGTTGTTGGGTTTTTGCCAGCGCCTTCTACGCCTTGTTGACCAAACCGAATGATCTTTTCTTCACCTCCTTCACATGCTTTTACAACGTGTGACTTAGTTGCGTGGCCAGGAGTTTTTTTTGGCTTGTTGCACTCCATGGAATCCTTGTGGATCTTGGCGGCACTAGCTGCTTTCTTGTGTTTACTCATGATTAATACTTTGGTGTCAAGTCTTTAAAGACCTTTAAAGGCCTTGGTAAAACTACCAAGAAAACTTTGGCCTGCCTCAGATTTTACTGTTGTCGTGTCTTCGTCATCATCTTCATCAGCAAATGTGAAGTATGATTTTTCTTTCTTAGTAGAGTCTTTTTGCTTACTGGTTTTTTGATCTTCATCTTCTCCAAGTAAGGTGTCAATTGAACCAAGGGCTTCAAAGGGGTCCTTGCTGGCTAACTGATTAAATATACCACCTTCTTTAAATCCTTTCCCCGCTTGTGTTAAAAATTCCATGTCTGCTCTATTTGTATCTGGCATAAACTCTTTATAGAAGTCATCCTCCGTACCAGCAAAACCAGCGCTTTTGAACACTGAATAAAGCTGCGTTTCAGTAGGATTGTCGCGAGGTGCGGTATCTTCGGGACGTTCAATATAGTCTACGCCAAGTTTTTTTTGCGTTACTTTTTCTTTCTTTTCGTTTAAGTACTTAATTGACTCACGTATTTTTGTTGCTTCTCCCGTTTGGAACGCCTCTTCAATATATGTTTTTAATTCTTCAATTCCCATTTCTTTACCTGAAAGGCCCATTGATTTAAGCACCTTCTCCCACTCTGGTTTATTCTCAATAGGGTCAATTCCTTCCAACATCTTATCTGCATATTCACGAGGTGTTACAAAGTTCAAGAATGAAACACCACTTAACTTTAGCTTTTCATTTGCAATAGCAGGAAGTATGTCATTATCAATAAAAGACTGTGCAGCATTAAACGATAACTTGTCACGTGCTGGGTCAAATCCCTGCTGTCTTCCATACACCTGATAATGGAGCTTTGCAAACTGTGCTTTGTCGTTCAAGTTATAACCATGAAAATAAGCTAGCTGGTTCCAGGTCTGTGGTGGATTTGTACCAGGGACAACTTGCTCTCCATTCCTTCTAGCATTGTCCCAATCTTCGGTTACTTTTGTTTTCTGTAAATCGTGTTTTGAAATATCTACATCTCCTCCGGAAGGATTGAAATAAAACTCAGAATCAAACCCAGAGGTACCTGAGTTTTTAATGTCGTCTAAATATTTCTGCGCTCGTAGATCTGCCAAAGTCTTTAAAGAATTCAATGCACTTTGTGTTTGGAAGATATTCTCCTCTCCTTGAGTCACATCCATGTAACTCATAAACTCTGACATAGAACGCGAGGTATTAAAGCGAGGGTTTAAATAACGCTTGATATAGTCTTCTGCAAATTCTTTGTCAATTGTATATTGTTTGTCAGGGTCTTGAAAATCCGTAAAGGTAGTTCCTTCTTGATAGCGTTTTGTCAATGTTTCATCAAACCATTTTTGCCA